GCTTCTTGATGATTCCATCAAATATCTTAACTAGCAAAGATTCCTCTTGGCGCATCTCCTCTAATTCTTTCTCGCTGATGCTGTATGGTGAATGGTCTACACGCCATTGAACAGCAGCATCTATAGCCTCGCTGGCGGCATCTTGTGCCTCCCATTCCGTGCTAAATGTTTCAATAGTCGGGTTTGTGTCCAGCATATCTGCATAAACAGCGAGCTTGTAAAATCTTTCCATTTTGCTTCTCCGTTGGTTTGTGTTTGTTAATTTCAAATTAACACGGGCAGCGGCATGGTCAAGGAAAAAATGCGGGTTTTGTTAATTTTTTTTTAACAGGCGATTTTGCATTATTATATATACCGCTGGCGGGTGGGGGGATATGGTGGGGGATAGGGGGACAGCAGGCAGGCAATCAGCACACGCCCGCGCGAGGCACAGGCCGCCACAATGCAGGGCAGATGCAGGACAGCTGGAGCAGGATATACAACCATGACAGACCGCAACCATGCGATAGCTTTATATATCAATGGGTTACACTCCAGAAGCCGGGCAAATCGCTTTACATAATCGATATTATGCGACAATCGCCGCCCACTGGTTGCAGACCCCCCCCTAAAATCTCGGAGGGGGGCGAGAAAAATAAATATATACCCCTCACACCCCCCCTTCTCCTCCACACACCCTCCACCTCCTCCACGCCCCGAAAAATCTCCACCCGTGGCAAGAATCCCAATCATCTTGAACTGCTTGCCTATGTGCGTTATATGGGCCATAGGAGGTGCGTTATGGCGATGACAGAAGAACAGCGTAGCAAGGCCAAGGAGAAGTTCTTGGATTTGGTTGCCAACGGGCTATCGGCCCGAAAGGCTTGTAAGCGCGATGATATGCCGAACTTTGTCACTGTCTGGGAGTGGCTGAAGAAGGACGAGGACTTTATGAGCCGTTATAAGATGGCTACAGAGCTTCGCGCCCAGAAGATTGACGATGACATTGATGACGCTATTGCGGAGATGCGTAACGGCGATTTGGATGCTCAGTCGGCGCGAGTGCTGATTGACACTTACAAGTGGCGAGCCGCAAAGCTGTATCCGAGGTTTTACGGCGAGAAGCAGAATGTTGAGGTCGAGCATAAGGTTCACAGCTTCGTTGATGAGCTGAAGCTGGCGGCTGCGCGTATTGAGGCAAGAAAGATAGAGGCCAACACTGTTGAGGGAGAGTTTCAGGAGCATGACGGCCCTAAAGGCGAAGTATAACCAAGCCCTCGCGTTGCAAGAATCCGGCGACTACGAGGCTTGTGCGCGGCTGTGCAACGAGATTCTGGCAGACGAGCCTTCTGCGCCCGTGGCAAACCTTCTGGGTTATTGCCTGCACCAGATGGGCAAGACCGAGTTTGCAGAGCGTGTGTTTCTGGGTGCGCTGGAGATTGACCCTGATAGCGTTTTAGCGTTGTGCAATCTCGGCAATATGTATCGAGAGCAGATGCGCTACAGCCAGTCGTGGCTGATGTTGCATCGTGCGTTGGCTGTTGCTCCTGAGAAGCACCGCGTCCATCACAATATGGCGGTCGTGGCGATGGATATGGGCCATTACTATGATGCCTATAATTACGCTCACAAGGCTCTGGAGATAGAGCCGGACAATCTCACTACCCGTCATGTGCTGTCGCTTGCTTGCTTGAACACGGGCCGCTTTGATGAGGGTTGGCCGCTATATGAGACCCGCAAGCATATATTCCAGCGCGATGATGCCCCTTTACCAGCCTACACGGGTGGCAAGGGCCGGGTGATAGTGCGGCAGGAGCAGGGGTTGGGCGACACGCTTATGGTGGCCCGCTGGCTGCCTGAGTTGCGGAAAATGGGCGCGGATGTGTCTGTGGTTGTGCCGAGGGCGTTGGAGAAGTTGATAGAGCAATCTGGTCTGGCTAATGTTTATCAGCCCGGAGATGAGGATTTCACGCACCATCTCTGGACGATGGATTTGCTCGGTATGTTTGCGTCTGATTGGGCCTCCACCAGTGGCAAGGCTTACTTGAAGGCTGATGAGGCGCAAGTTGCCGAGTTTGCGGAGAAGCTGCCGAAGGGTAGGCCGCTTATTGGCATTTGCTGGGCTGGCAGCAGCCGCGAGGATGACAAGACGGCGTATATTATCGACCGCAGGCGTTCTATGTCGGCTCAGAACGCTGTGGAGCTGTTTGAGGATATGGATTGCGAGATTGTGAACCTGACCCGCGAGTGGGGCTTGCCTGACGCGATTGATTTTGGCTGCGGCATTGCGGATTTTGCGGAGATGGCTGCGCTGATGAAGAACTTGGACTTGGTTATCAGCGTTGATACGGCGGTGTGTCATCTGGCGGGTGGCTTGGGCGTTCCCACTTGGCTTATGAGCAAATACGAGCCTTGCTGGCGTTGGTGGCCATATGAGGACAAGTCGGTTCTGTATGACAGCATGAGGTGTTACTATCAGCACGAGTTCATGAACTGGCGCGGCGTTATTGAGCAGGTTCACCTAGATTTGGGAGAGTTTCTTGAAGCGAACAGAAAACACTGAGCTGCTTGTAGCTCTGCATGATGACCCGGTGATGTTTGTGCGCGAGGTTATCGGCGCGGAACCCCAGCCGTGGCAAGCCGAGGCGTTAGAGGCTGTTGCTAAGCATGACCGGGTGAGCATTGCGTCTGGTCACGGCGTGGGCAAGACTGCGTTTCAGAGCTGGCTAGTGCTTTGGTGGCTGTTGACGCATTACCCCTGTAAAGCGGCTGTAACGGCCAACACGGCTCACCAGCTGTCTGATGTGCTGTGGACGGAGATTGACAAGTGGGCGCGTAGCCTGCCGGATGCTTGGCGCGACCTGCTGGAGTTTAAGAGCGACAAAATTGCCCTGAAGGGAGCCAGCGACAGCTTTGCGGTAGCCCGGACGAGCCGCAGGGAGAACCCGGAGGCACTGCAAGGCTTTCACAGCGAGAATATGCTGTTTCTGTGCGAGGAAGCGTCAGGGATACCAGATGTTGTGTTTCAGGTCGGCGAGGGTGCTATGTCCACGCCCGGAGCAAAGACTGTTATGTGCGGTAACCCCACCCGTTCCGAGGGGTTCTTCTATGAGAGCCATCATAGTCAGCGTAACAGGTGGCACTGCATGACTGTGAGCTGTCATGACGCGACCACTGTTTCTGAGCAGTTTCTGGAGGGTATGGCCGAGAAGTATGGCGTGGAGAGCAATGTTTATCGGGTTCGCGTTTTGGGGCAGTTCCCAACCCAGTCCGATGATGTGTTGCTGCCGCTGTATTTGGTAGAGGAGGCTGTGAAGCGAGATGTGGAGCCGTCACCTACCACGCCCACCATTTGGGGCGTTGATGTGGCCCGTTTTGGCGGCGATAGGAGTGCCATAGCCAAGCGTCAGGGACAGATATTGCTGGAGCCTATTAAGACCTATCAGGGCCGCGATTTGATGGAAATGGCGGGCATTGTGCTGTCCGAGTATGAGGCAACGCCCTACATGATGCGACCTATGGCGATTTACATTGACGCTATTGGCATTGGTGCGGGGTTGGCTGACAGGCTGCGAGAGCTAGACCTGCCTGCCGTGGCAATTTCTGTGAGCGAGACGGCTAGTTTGAAGGATAGGTTCAACAGGCTGCGCGATGAGCTGTTCTGGAACAGCCGCGAGTGGTTTGAGGGCCGGGATGTGAAGATACCAGAGGACAACACGCTGATTCAGGAAATCACCGGGATTCGGTATAAGTATCTCAGCAACGGCAAGCTGAAGATTGAGAGCAAGGACGAAATGAAGCGCAGAGGCCAGCGTAGTCCTGATGTGGCTGACGCTTTTGTGCTGACTTTTGCCGAATCTGGCGCGATTGCGGCGGGTTACTCGAAGGGTTATAGTAACAGGCGTTCCTTTAAGGCAAACACAGGATGGATAGTATGAGCGACAATGTTTTTAAGTTTCCCGGCGCGGAACTCAACATTGAGGTAGAGCTGGACAGCCAAAAGGAACACAGCGAGATTGTGTATGCCATTGAGCAGATGCTCTACATTCACTGCAAGGGCATCAAGGAAGGCATAGAGAAAGTTGACTGGGAACACATTTTGGACGCGAGTTTTGGCCTGTTGATTACGGCGGCGTTTGAGGCTGGTATGCACCCAGAGGAGCTGGAGGAAATGCTGCACAGCGTTGTTGTAGAGGAGCAGAAATACGATGCCTAACAAGCCAGACCCCCGTTTGAAGCGGGCCGGGGTAAGCGGATATAACAAGCCGAAGCGCACTCCGAACCACCCGACAAAAAGTCATGTGGTCGTTGCCAAGGAAGGCGATAAGGTAAAGACCATTCGTTTTGGCCAGCAGGGCGTTAAGGGTGCTGGTAGCAACCCGAAGTCGGCCAAGGACAAGGCGCGGAAAAAGAGCTACTACGCCCGTCACAATGCTCAAGACCCAAACCCCAGCAAAATGTCGGCTCGTTACTGGAGCCACAAGGTCAAGTGGTAACAAAGAGGAAACTAGGGAGTTAAATCAATGACTTACAGACCACAAGCATATACGCTTGTCAGCACTGACCACGGCTCAATGATTGTCAATCGCTTTGATTACAAGATGATTGATGAAGCTCACGGATATGGTGTTGGCTTTCAGCTATTGAACACTGGCCAGTATGATATGCAGGAGATAAATCTGGTCAAGTTCATACTGAACCGCCGCTTGCAAAATTACGGCCCCGGCGTTGTGGCTATTGATTGCGGTGCGAATATAGGCGTTCACACGATTGAGTGGGCCAAGATGCTTCACCAGCAAGGAACTGTTATCGCATTTGAGCCGCAGGAGGCGGTGTATTATGCGCTGTGTGGCAATATCGCGCTGAACAACTGCTTCAATGTCAGTGCCTACAACTCGGCAGTCTCGGACAAGTCCGACCTTATGGATATGCCGAAGCCTAACTATTTTCAGCCCAGCACTTTTGGCTCTATGGAGCTGAAACAGAAGGAGGGCAGTGAGGACATCGGCCAAGAGCTGAAAGAGACGACCAAGGTTGAGTCCGTTGCTCTCAGCAACTTGCCGTTAAAGAGGTGCGACTTCATCAAGATAGATGTCGAGGGTATGGAGTTTGAGGCACTGGATGGGGCGCAGGGCTTGATAGAGCTTTGTAAGCCAGTGATGCTAATTGAGTTCATCAAGGTGGACAAGGACAAGCTCGAAAAGCGTCTTGCTGATTCTGGTTACAGCGCATATCAGTTTGGCGGCAACTTTCTTGCAATCCACGAATCTGATAAGATGGCCTCAGATGTGAGCGTTGAAGATGACAAATTGAGGATAGGCTAATGGCATACGGAACAAAATCGTCTAAGGGCATGAAAGAGCAGCTCGGTAAGAAGGGCGGCAAAAAAGGGACTATGTGCGGCAAATATGCGAGTAGCAAATAATGGCTCGCGGTCTCTATGCAAACATCCACGCCAAGCGTAAGCGTATTAAAGCTGGCTCAGGCGAGAAGATGAGAAAGCCCGGCACGAAGGGCGCACCCACGGCTAAGGCGTTCAAAGCTGCCGCCAAGACTGCGAAAAAGAAGAAAAAGTAATGCCTCTTATCAAGGGCTACAGCAAGAAAAGCATTTCAGAGAATATTCGCCGTTCTATGAAGGAGGGGAAGTCCCAGAAGCAGGCCACGGCTATAGCTCTGGATGTTGCCCGCAAAGCTAAGAAGAAAAGGAAAAAAACATGAATACTTGCGAACACTGCCCGATGCCCGGACGCTGTTTGTCAGCAGAGCGTTGCATCGTGTATAAGGAAGGTGCAGAACCTGTTGTTCTGCCTGAACCTGAATCCGTCCCGGTCAAAACCTCATTCGGTGTTGGCATTACTGGCAAAAAATCCAAGAAAGGCGCGAAGAAATGAACTACGGAATGAAGAAGGGTAAGAAATACAACCCACGCTCAATGGCAAAAGACACTACCGGGGCAGGCGTTATGCAGGCCGTTCCGCGTGACCGCGCCGCACCTCTGGCTCGCCCAATGAAGCGCAAGCCGAAGATGAATGTGCAAAAAGGGATGTATGCGAGCGACTAATGTTCACGAGGGTGATGATGCGGCCAAGGCCGCAGCGGCGGCAGGTTGAACCCACAGTTGCCGCAAAAGAGGAAACAGAAATCAAGTCTGAGGCTCTGGCTGAGTTCAGCCTGTGCGCTGGTTGCGTGACTAAGAAGTTATGCAGGGAGGCCAGTGCGTGTATGTATGGCGGCAAAAAGCCAAAAGGAAAGCGAGCCAATGGCAGAAATGGACGATTACCAACTTAGCACTATCGTTTCCTCTGAGATTACTGATGCGCTAAATCACTTCGATAGCGAATACAGCCAAGAGCGTATTCGTGCGATGGACTTCTATATGGGTGAGCCTCTCGGCAATGAAGTTGAGGGGCGTTCTTCTGTTGTTAGCACCGAGGTGGCTGATACAGTTGAGGCCATTATGCCGAACCTGATGCGGGTGTTCACGGCCAACGACAAGTATGTTCGTTTCAATGCCCGCACTTCCGAGGATGTAGAAAGGGCCGAGCAAATATCGGACTATGTGAACTACATCATCAACCACGATAATGAGGGCTATAAGACGCTCTACAACTGGTTTAAGGATGCTCTCCTGTTCCGGCTGGGCGTGGTGAAATACTATTACGAAGAACAAGAAGAAGTTGACGAGGAGGAATACAATGACCTTTCCGAAGATGAGCTGGCTATGCTCCTTGCAAACCCGGATGTCGAAGTTATTGAGCAAAACGAAACAGTCACTGAAAGCTACTTGGACGAAGCTGGTGAGCTGGTTCCGCTTGCATCTACCTATGATTTGAGCGTCCGGGTAACCAAGCGTTCCGGCAAGATTAAAATCGTTAATGTTCCGCCAGAGGAGTTTTTGGTCAACCGCCGGGCCACCAGCCTTGAGGATGCCTACTTTGTTTGCCACCGCACCACGATGACAGTGAGCGACCTTGTGGCTATGGGCTACGACCGCGAGGAGGTTGAGGCACACGCTGGTATTAGCGACCTAGATGTGGATGAGGAGCGCACAAACCGCTTTCAGGACACTGAGGCCGTTACTGGCACAGATGCCGCAGACCCGACACTGCGCGAGGTCGTCTATTACGAGTGCATTGCCAAGATTGACTATGATGGCGATGGCATTGCGGAACGCCGCCGGATTTGCGCTATTGGCAGCAATGGCTCACATATTCTGCATAACGAGCCGTTTGACCATGTGCCGTTTGCGGTTGTCAGCCCGATTCTGATGCCACACCGCCTCATTGGCCGTTCCATTTACGATATGACCGAGGACTTGCAGGTTATCAAGTCCACCCTGCTACGCCAGTATTTGGACAGCGTATATACCAGCACTCTGCCGCGTATGGGCGTTGTTGAGGGTCAGGTCAACATTGATGATGTCTTGGATGGCACTGCTGGCGGGATTATCCGTATGCGTCAGCCCGGTATGGTTCAGCCATTCTCAGGCTCCCCGGTTGGCGGAGAAGTGCGTCCCCTGATGGATTACCTTGATGAAATCAAGGAGCAGCGCACTGGTATGAGCAAGGCATCACAAGGCTTGGATGCCAACGCTCTGCAATCAACGACTGCGAGTGCTATCTCTGCCACAGTTCGCGGCGCACAGGTAAAGCTGGAAAGCTATGCCCGCACAATGGCTGAGACGGGCATGAAGTCTTTGTTCAAGGGCATCCTGCACTTGGTTATCAAATATGATAACAAGCCGCGCATTGTGAGGCTGCGTAATAGCTTCGTTCCTATTGACCCGCGTGAGTGGACTTCCGAGTTCGATGTTGTTGTGCAGGTCGGTCTTGGCACTGCTGATGATGAGCAGAAGATTGCTTTCCTGACGCAGATTGCTGGCAAGCAGGAACAAATCCTGATGCAGATGGGCGTGAACAACCCGGTCGTGAGTATGGGCCAGTATGTGAACACGCTCCGCAGCATTGCGGAGATTGGCGGCTTTAAGGATGCCGACCAGTTCTTTAACAGCCCGCAGCAGATACAGATGCTTGAGCAACAGATGATGCAGGGTCAGCAAGCTGGCCCGTCACCTGAACAACAGCAGATGGAAGCTGAGATGGCCCTGAAGCGTGAGCGCATGATGATGGAGATTCAGCTTGAGCGTGAGAAGATGCAGGCCGAGTTGGAACTGCGCCGTCAAGAGCTGGAAGCGGAAGCCCAGCTTCGGGCGATTAAAGCAGCCACAGATGCTGAAATCAGCACTAACTTGCCGAGGTAGCTATGCCCCTTACTTTCCAAAGCGGTCAAGCCATATCTGAGGGCGTATATACGCCAGTCGGTGCGCCAGTAGATACTGGCCCTATGCCCTACGATGGTTTCGGCAGCCCGCAGGAAAGGGCAGCAGCCCAGCAGCAGATAGATAATCGTGAGGCACTAGCTGAGTTGCAAGGAATGGGGCTGTTTGGTTACGGCCCGCAGGATGTAACAATCCCGCCGGGCGTGGCTGACATATCTCAGCGCATTGGAACGCAAGAGCAGCTATCACCTATCGCCAGGGGGCTTTTAAGTGCGGGTGGTCTTGGTTTTGTTTCGGCTTTTCCCACAATTAGCTCAATGACAAATC